CGCATGGAGCAGGAGCTGAAAAACGAATTTTTGCAGCGCGAATGCTTGGCCTATTGGGGCCTCTTTGACGAACGGCGTTTTGCCGAACTCCACGACGAGTTTTTGAGAATTGACGAGCGACTGAAGGTGACCGCCATGGACATCGTTTCCATATCCGAACAGCTCTTGGCTGAGCAGATCGTAGACACCACCCGTGCAGCAAATACCACCGCCATGTATGCGATTCAGTGGATGCACGGGCAACAGTTCGACTTCGACAAGTCTGCCGTGAAGACCCACGCCGCTCGCCTCAACCGCATCGGCATCAACATTCGTAACGCCTGCGACACCTCCCGCTTCGCGCCTGTCTTCGTTCGTCAGGCCCGCGAGATCACCAAGTCCACCGTGCTTGCAATCCCGAGCTGGTACCAGCGCCCGAACCATTTGCAGGTGGCCGCATGATCGCCGCGACCGCATCTTTGATCGCAACCCTCGCGGGTGGCGCTATCGCGCTCTACCTCGTGCGTTTGGAGTTCCGCCCATGAGAACCGTCAGCTTCCAAGGCACCCAGCTCACCAGCGGGCAGCGCCGCCGCCTTCAAGAGCAACAGCAGGCCCGGTCATTCGTGAATCCGGTTTTGCAGCAGCAAGTAAACGAAACCCTGGCAGCGCTCGAAGCTCGCCAGTCCCACGGCACCAAGCCCGAACGCCAATGGTTCTTGGAACGCCAAGAGCGTGGCACTCCCTGCGTTGCCGACCTGTTCGGCTTTTAAGAGGCAATATCCATGGCTATGACTATCAAGATCGAAACCACCGGCAACTTCCGTACCGGTACCGCTGCCAAGTCCGGCAAACCCTACTGGATGGCCGAAGCCTTTGCGCACCTGCCGGGCGTCCCGTATCCGCAGAAGTTCAGCTACTACGCCGCCTCTCAGCAGGAAGTGCTCCCGGTCGGCCATTACGAGTGCGACGTCAGGTGCTCTATTAAGGATGACCGCATCCATTTCGAAGTTGACCCGCGCCAAGGTCGCCGTATTTCTTCGCCGCAACCTGCACAAGTTGCTCCGGCGAAAGTTGCAGGCGCTAACTGATGTATTTGCTCGCGTGCGACGGTAACTGGAAAACTTCGCCGGATGGTTACTTGTCCTGCGTTGGAACTCTTACTGCCATCGAGCGCGACGAATTAGGCCAGTCCGGCCTAACTCCCGAAGATATACCGGTACTTACCGGCCAAGCGCTGGTTCTGTTCGCGGTTATTTTCGGGATTCTTGCAGTAAAAAAAGCTCTTTCAACCCGCACATAGGAGTGCATCCCATGCAAAAGCTCAAAGCTCTTTTCGCCGCTGGTTCCACCTTTGCTGCTGGCTCGGCCTTCGCTGCCGTTCCGACTGGTGTCACCGAAGCAATCACCGAGGCCGGTGCTGACGCCGCTGTGATCGGCGGTGCCGTTCTGGTCGTCCTGGTCGGCATTGCTGCGTTCAAGTACATGCGTCGCGCGATGTAATAGACCCGCAGTGCAATCAAGGGGCTCGGGTCAAACCGCGCCCCTTTTTATTGGGAGAAGTGAAAGATGGGAGCGACGGAATATGCGGTTATTGTTATCACGCTTGCTATGTGGGCTCTGTTTTTTGGGCGTATTTAGCACAGTGGCTGCTGTTGAGGTGCCTTGGCGAGTTGACGGGGTAGACGGTACTTTTCCGTCACCGTCACAGGCTTGTACAGCCTGGCTCTCGAAGATAAATCAACCTCGTATTCAGGCGGGGCTTACTCCATATACCCTTGGCCCGGTTGTTCGCCTTAGCTCCTATCAATACCGATGCCCGTTAGTATTTAACGGAGTAGAGCAAGTTGGCTCGGGTGAGATTGCAAAACGTGATATGGACTTCGTTTGTCCGCCAGAAAATGACGACACCAACGGCGAGTGTTTGCCCCCAGCGCCACCACCCGACTGCTCTACAGCCGGTCCCGGCATATTTTCGAAAACCGGCCCTATTATTATTAGCGGCGGACGGAATTATGTAGCATCGTCCGGGGGTGGCACTGTTTGTTACGGTCAGTGCAATCACACGCTGAGTAATTCGGCGTCTAGCTGTTATTCCTCCGGCGACGGTACGGGTTTCTGTAATTATATCGGGACGCCTGACGGTACTAATTGCACCGATTCCGATGCACCATTGGGCCGAACTGGTGACCCGCTCAATCCGCCCGACACGCCTGACGTCCCTCCATCTGACCCTGATGATCCCGGCTGTCCTCCGGGCTATGGCTGGTCCGGTACTACCTGCGCAAAGAACCCCGACGACAACGGGAACCCGCCTGGTGATGGCTCGGGCGGCGACGGCGGCGACGGCGGTGATGGTGGCGACACTGGAGGCGGTGGCGGTGGCGGTGATGACGGCGGCGGCGATGGCTCTGGTGGTGATGGCGGCGATGGCGGGGATGGTGGCGACACTGGTGGCGGTGATACTGGCGGTGGTGTTCCTGGTGATGGCGGCTCCGGTGATGGTTCGGGTGATGAGGGTGAAGAGCCGGTTTCCTCAGTTGGTGGTGAGTCCTGCTCGGCCACGATTACCTGCGAGGGCGATGCTATCCAGTGCGCCATTCTCCGATCGCAGAAGAAGCAGGCATGCGCCGACGAGGAAGCTCGCGATTATTCGAAGGCTGCACCGACCATCAACACCGAGATAGCCAAGGGCGAATATCAGCTCAAGGAAGAGACCGTCGATGCAAGCGGCTTCTTCAACATGGGCAATCGGTTCTACAGCTCGACCTGTCCTGCTCCTAAGTCCCTGCGCATCGAGAGCTTCAACCGCACTATTCAGCTTTCCTATCAGCCGCTTTGCGATTTCGCCGGGGCGCTTTCTTATATCGTTGTGGCGATGGCCTCGCTGTTCTTTATGGTCTATGTCGGCCGCTCTTTCGGAGGTGAATAATGCACTTTGTCGCGATTATGACGTTCCTCAGCACGGCCATCGTTCCCCTGGTCAAAAAAGTGCTGTCTGCCCTGGGCATTGGTGCCGTCACCTATGTCGGTATCAACTTCGTGATGGATCAGGCGAAGGCCCAGGTGATGGCTCAACTTACTGGCGTGTCGGCTGACGTCGCCCAGATCATGGGCATGTTCAAGTTCGACGTAGCGGTCAACATCGTGTTTGCCGCGGTGACGACGCGCATTGTTCTGTCGGGCGTAAACAAGGTCAGCGGCTCTAAAAAGTCGCTTGGCTCGGTTGGGGGTAACTGATGTCCACGGCAACGTTCGTCCTTCGGACCGGCAAACAGGGCAACGGTAAAACCCTCAACTCGATCAAGGAAATCGACCAAAAAGCGCACAGGGAGGGGCGCACGGTCTATTACTGCAACATCACCGACTTCAAGCCTGACCATCCGGCCATCAAGGCCACCTGGATCGAATTTGATCACCCTGAGACTTGGTATGAGCTTCCTCAGAACGCGATCATCGTGATCGACGAGGCGCAGACTTGGTTCCGTGTTCGCCCCCAAGGCTCCAAGGTGCCTCTCTATGCGTCGAGGCTTGAAATTATGCGGAAGGATGGTCACGAGCTTCACGCCATCACGCAAAGCCCGAAGCTTATTGACGCGCACATGCGCGAGCTGTGCGGCATGCACATTCACTACCACCGGGGGCGCGGCGGTAAGTTCATCAAGCGGTGGGAGTTCGATCAGCCGGTCATGAACGTCGGCGAGAAGCTGGATTTTCCCGATGGTCAGTCGACCCGTATCACCATCGATCCGACTTATTTCGGCTGCTACAAATCGGTGAAGGATGGGACCGAGCACCATTTCAAGTTCAAGCCGCCTCGTGCGCTCTATGTTTTCGCGGCCTGCCTTGTCCTGCTCGGCCTTGCCGCCTGGAAGGTATCTGGACGCATTGTCGGCGATGCGCCGGAAGTTGCCGAGCCTGAGCCGGTGGCTCAGCCGTCTAAGGGCATTTTGGCTACGGCTTCGCCTGCGTCGATGGACACTATCGGCGTCGATGAATACATCGCCTCGCGCACGCCTCGGGTTGCTGACGTGCCGTCGTCGGCTCCGAGGTATGACCAGATTGCCCAGCCGGTGACCTTCCCGAAGCCGTTCTGTGTCTCCACCAGCGATCTTGAAATGCTCAAGCGCAACTCTCGGCGCATGTCCGTTGGCTACGACCAGGACGGCAATCTTGCGGGCTGTCGCTGCAACAGCCAGCAAGGGACTCGCGTCGACGTGTCGTTCGAGTTCTGTATGTCCGCCGTCACCAATGGGTTGTTCGACGACACTAAGCCCGATCGCCAGCAACTGGCCGGCAGCGACGGCGGGACGGACGGCCCCGCCGGCCGGCACGCGGGCGCGGCTGCCCAACTTGCTGCCGTCCGTTCTGGGTCGCCGTCAACTGTTGGTGACGCGGAATATGTGCCGCGTCCTATGCCACGACTCGATGTCGTTCGTGCTGGGCTTTGATTGGGGCGCTTCGCATAATCGGTAACGTTACGTTTAATCGGCTCCGGACAATGCTATAAGCTCCGGGGCCGATTTAATGTAACGTTGATTATGCGCTGCGCTGTCGATCTCGAACCCCATGTCATCAAGACCGCTGAACTCTACGCCCCAGGGCGCAAGGGTTCTGATGCGGTCTCGTGGATCCTCGACGACTACCCGCGACTGGTGGCCGAGGTACGTGAGTTGCGCAAGCGATGCCACCAGCTCGACCAGGAGAGCGCCGCTCTGGACGCCCGTCTGTGCGAGTTGCAAGCCCTTTGCCGTTTAATCCTCGACCTTTGATTTCACCTCTACAATTCGCCACCAGGAGCCTTTTTTGTTCGGCAAATCCGCTAGTGCGTCCTCTGCCTGCGCTTCTTTCCAGTAGCTACCCTTCAATGTCGCCCACTTACCGTTAGCCCGTGCTTTCCGCTGGATCCGCCAGGTTCTGCCCTCTATCGCGTCTGCGACCTCGTGCACGTCCCTGATGATTTTCTGCATGCCTTCGTTTAGTCGGCTTGGCTTTTCGTTACGTTGCGCTAATTGAGCTTCAAGCTCCTTTATGCGCTTGCGGGCTTTCTCGCCTCGCTCAAGCTCCATCTGTAGCTTTGCCTCTGCTGCCTTGCAGCGCTCGCCAAGCTCCTGTGCAATTGCTACCACTTCTTCAAATGGCAACTTGTAGCTGTCCGGTTTTTCGTTACGTTGCGCTTTTTGGCGTTCACGGTAGAGCCGTTGCCGCTCGGCGTTGCTCAGCGCCTGGCCGGTTGCTGGTCGACCACGGCGCGGCTTGGCCGGCTGCTCGTCCAGTGGTAGGGGTTTGTTATGGCGGTCTGCTGGGTCGATCATTTCTTTTCCTCCGCATCCCGCGCATGTGGCGCGGGATTTGATGTGGCCACTTTCGTCACGCCCTACCACATACGTTCTAGGATCTGCATGGCTTCTTGATATGCCAGGCTGCCGCGTCCAACTTCTTCATCCTCGTCGTCGCTTTCCAGGCGGAGCACGCTGTTCATGCTGTCGGTGCGGCCGATTTCAATTTCAGCGTTCGGGTATGCCTTTGTCAGCGCTTGTTCTGCTGCATTACGCCACTCAGCGTGATCCTGCTCGGTAGCATTTACGCCGATCTCAGGGTTGCCGTTGGTGATGATGATTTTGGTGATTGCCATGGTGTCTCTCCTTGTTTGCCTCGCCCTTTTGGCCGGCTGCTCGTCCAGTGGTAGGATTAGTCTTCCGCATCGGTCGGCGTGTCGCCGTCGATGGGCAGGCCAGTGGCGAACATTAGGGCATCTCGTAGGGCAATCTCCGCCTGCCCGTACTGGCGCCCCTGAAAGGCGCTGTGGCCTTCCGTGCCGGTGTCCCGCACGGTTCGCCCGCCGTCGATGATGCGCCACTCGTACCAAGCGTTTTCCGGCTCGCCGTACACCTCGATTTGTGCGCCCAAGGAATCCGGCGCGGGAATCGTGTAGAGGGTCTTGATCATTTCGGTTACTCCATTCCGGTTAGGTATGGAGCAATTATAGTTACGTAACGATAAATAGGCAATCGTTACGTAACGGAAATCCATTGAATGTTTCAATCGCGCTGGCTCGCACGATAGATAGCGTTACATAACGAAAATGATGTGACCTCTACCTCGCCGCTCGCGGCGATTAGTCGCCTGCATGGCCTCCAGTCGTGCGTATAGCAACCGCGACGACACCCCCAAAGGGGCCGACCTCCAGCCATACGAAAAAGCCCCCAGCGGCCTAAATGACCGCCTGAGGGCTTCTCGCGTTCTTCGTCCTTCTGTCCCGCGACCAACTCAACCCGCGCCCTGATCTGCTCAAACGACACAGCTCCGTGGCTTTTCTCTGCCGCTCTCCCCAGACCGTCAGCGGCTCCGCTGGTTAGGTCCCGAAGGTTCGGAGTTTCAGCGCTGCTTTTCGACCTCGGAGCATTCATGCACCAGGGCAATTGGTAGTACGCCTCCATTGGCGTCTGACAGCTTGCTTAGCAGTTGCTGTCTTACCTGCTGGCACTGTTCCTGCGTTTCGTAGCGATTGAGCACTAGCGCGTCGCCCGGTCCCGTTGCGACCGCTATCCATAGCATCCACTCCGTCATATCCGTCCTCGGTTCGGCGTCGGCGGGGTGGGGGTGCTGTTACACCCCCACTTTGGTATGGATTCCCATACTCCGGCTATCAGCAAGCCTTCCTCAATGCTTCCTGCTCGATGCTCATTAGCACGCCCCTGATGGCGATCTTCGCTTGCTCTCGCAGGTCCTCGGGGAGCATCTCCAGTCTGCGCCATATCGCTCTGAACTCGGCGCTTCCGCTTCGCTCCGCCTCATCCAGCAGCAGCTCGTCGGTTGCGACTCCCAGCACGCGGGCAAGGACTGCGATCTTGTCCCCTGGTGGTGGCCGTTCGCCTTTCTCGTAGCCCTTGTATGCGGACTCAGACATGCCAGCAGCTTCCCACACCTGTTGCTGCGTCAGTCCCGCCGCAGCCCGCGCCCGCTTTAGGTTCTCGCCGATTGTCATGGAGTCGCCGCCGTGTGGTTCTTCGTTGCCGAGCATCATCACTCCTGTATGTTTGACCAGCGTCAATATATGACACCGCAGGGTGTCACGTTGTGCTTGACGCTAGGGTGTACGATCTTATACCTTCGCGGTCAGGTTATGGACCTTGACGGGAAATGGAATGTTCATCGATTGGCTTACGATGTCACAGGAGCACGCGCACGATCTTCCGGTCGTGTGCGACGTGATTACCATCACAATCGACACGAACACCAACGAAGTGCTCTCCACCCGCCAGCCTCGCTTCAAGCATGAGGCCAGCTATTCCACGTCGGTGACGATCCATGTGCAGGGTCGGAAAGTCCGCGTCGAAGGCA